AACCAAGTAGTTAATAAGTCGCTCATCTTTCTCATCTAACTTTTCCTTGTGCTTGCCAAAGCTAACGCGGGCACTATTAACGATAGTGAGATCAGTACCCATGTGCTCCACGAGGTCAACACAGCCAATTCCGTCTCCATAGACATTTATACTCCTTTTTGTTTCTTTTTCAAATGGCACCGCCTGGGGCACCGTTGCACTAATATCTTTCATTATTAATTCCCAGTAGACCCAAGCGCACCATCTCCACGACCACTAATTGTGATCGGATGTTCGCTATAAAGATTGTCTTCTGTGGTTTCTACGAAACGAGCATGAACAACAGGAATAACCACTGCTTGCGCGATCTTATCGCCAGAATTAATAGCCTGTGGCTGACTGCCAATGTTGTGCAGGTTCACAAAAACCTCGCCGTCATACCCAGAATCTACAACACAAGCACCGACCATAAGTTGCTTCTTGGCAGCATTGCCACTACGGTTCATAATCTGGATCATGTAGCCGTGTGGGACGCCAAACTTCAGGCCTGTGCCCAAGATAACACTTCCCCCAGGTGGAATCTCAACCGGAAGCAGTTTATCATCCTGCGGGTTGAACCGGAGGTCCAAGCCTGCGTCCGAAGGGTTAGCTCGGACGGGCTTGTGTTTGCAGTGTGGCAGAGCAAAATATTCGAGGATCAACTCCCACCCCCGGCTATCTTCTTCACAGATTCGTAAACACTAACAAACTGATCGATGTCTACTTCAGACTTCATCATTCTATATGCTTTAACAGCCATAGAGATTTCGTCTTTGGTGAGCCACTCTTGTTCCTTATATTCTTTTCGAAGTTCACGCTTCTGCTCTTTATAGGGCTCCATAGCTTCCTCGATCGTATTAAGGCTTCTGATGTATTCAATCATCTTTTCTACCTTTTCATCTCTCACTTCTTCTACAATACTAACTTCATCAACTACACTAAACATTATATCTCCTATTCGCTTATAATTTCATATGGCTGATCGCCACGATACTGTGTGAACCATGAAGGAACTTTGTCCTCAGGATATCTAATTCGAGGCTTACTTGCGTAAAACTTACGATAAGATTCCACAATATTATCAGACTTGTACTCTTCAGGCATAGCCATAGGTAACTCGGTCTCCACATGTTTGTCAAACATATCTTTGTCATACAGGTCTATACATCTCCAAAGAACACCTTCACACTTATGAACTTTATGTTCACCAAAGCGCTTTTTGTATTCACATATTAGTGATTGTGTGTGTTCAACTAGAGACAAAAAGTTAGCAGAGCTTTCCCTTGCCCATTTGGTGCTAGGGTGATTGACGTGGCAGCTTTTATAGGGCGCAACCTGTTTGCCATATAAAAAATTAAGGTTGGTGCAGAGCATCTGACAAGACTCAAGAATCATTTTAACGACTCTGTAGTTGTCTTGCGACTCTGCTGACTTGACCCAATCAATCTTTTTACCGTTACCTTCAATGCCGAAGATGTTCATGTTACCTCCTGTTCACTCGAAACATAACACACACTAAAAATCACGCAAGTATTTTCCATGTCTTTGCGAGCCTACCGTTCGTAGAGAAGCCCCACTGGGGGTCATACTTGGGTCTAACCAGATAGGGGCGATTCACATAAATCTTATCCTTGTCTGGGTCGATGCCCCAGCACCGTATGGTGATTGTAGACGAATTAGTGTTGTCTATAACGTCTATTTGGTAGTAGGACTTGCCTGACTTGGTCTTCTTAAGGGCAATATTCCTTGGTATTAGCCACGCTACCATCAGGTCCGAGTCGTAGTGTGAGATCGGAGGAACCATCATCTCATCAAGCTTCTTCATTAGTTCATCTGTCATGACCATACTTACCGGGAACGTACCAGTTAGACTAGCGATGTTGTGAATCTCCTCTTCGCTTGTAAACTCCCCCTCCTCTCTGTAGGCGTCTATGTTCTGGAGGAACCTTTTTTTAGTTTTGGGTCTGTCCACTATCGCGGCACTCCAAAAATGTTTAGCCCCCGTAAATCTATCATCTACTAAATGGCTTAAGGCACCACTCCTAGCCAGAACATCCAGAGCTTTTTTATTAAGTTTGCTGTAGATAATATCATCATTAAACAGGAGGTCTTCCACTGTATGAAACGGTCTATTGTTCAAGATTTGTTCAACTGCCTTATCCCCCAGCCCTTTGAGAGAAGTAAGGGGTTGAATAAATTTTTTGCCGCACTCCGCAATCTCCCAAACGGTACCCGACTTATTAATATCAACCTGATCGATGGTGTAGCCTAAGCTTTTAGCTATATTTATTGCCTTCTCTTTCCGGTCTTCTGGCTCTTTATCTAGGAACGCCGCGACCCAAGCTGCGGGGTAGTAGTTCAAAAGCCAAGCACATTGAAATGAGAGCAGTGAGTAGCAGACAGCGTGGCTCTTGTTAAAACCATAGCCAGAAAAGTACTCAAATGTGTCCCAAAGGCGCACACCGGTGGACTTCTTTAGGCCTTTTTGTATACAACCATCTATGAATTTTTTATGTAAGGCTTCTTTAACCTTTGCTGCTTTCCCTGTTCCCTTCTTAGTCAGCACCTTGCGAAGTATATTGCCCTCATCGAGAGATAAATCCTCTCCAAGTGTATGCGCCAACATAGCGATTTGCTCTTGAAAGATCAAAAAGCCGTGGGTTTCCTGTGTAACACTTTTGTGCGCCTCACTAACATATTTAATTTGTGCAGGGTTTGTCTTTGCCGAGAAGTAGTCTTTGTCGACCCCGGCAGACAGAGGACCTGGTCTTTGAATTGATGTGATCGCAGCCAGATCAATTATACTGGTTGGTTTGACCTTTTGGCAAAACGCCTGAGCGTTGTCCTCAGTAAATTGAAAGATACCTGCCCATTTGCCTCCATGAAATATGTTTTCGTAGACGTTCTGGTCGTGTAAATCAATCTTGTCGGGGTGAAGATTGTTATCATAAAATTCTTTTATCTGCTCGTAGCTGGGCTCGTCAATTCCTTGCGACTTAAGAACATGGTATATTGCACCTTGGATAGTTCTAAGTGTGGCCAACCCTAATAAGTCATATTTGATAAAACCCATCGGCTCCAGATGTCGAACGTTTTGACCCTCGGACCAAGGTGTTTGTGTAACACCACCAGAATTAATCAAAGGCATATAACTATCTAAATTTTCAGCAATAACCACACCCCCAGCGTGCCTGGAGCAAGACCTAACCTGACCGCACAGCGCTTCGACGTGAGTCTTAATGTGTGGATATTTACTTAAGAACCTTTTAAGTGATTCGCTGTACTCCATGACCTCTTGAAAGTTTGGATTATAGACTCCAGCTTTGATTCCATGCTTCTTTTTGGCAAGGCCCGTGGCCTCATCTATCATCTTGCTTGTGACCAAGTTTACCTCTGTAAAGGGCACGCCATAAAACTTGGAAATATCTTTGATTAGCGACCTAAGCTGAAGGGTGTTCCAATTAGATATAGGGACGACACAATTTTCACCCCACTCATCAATAAGTTTTTGTTTAAGGGCCATTGGCTCAGCCACGTCATAATCAATATCTGGGTAGTCAGTCGCGTCAGACCTCAAAAATCTCTCAAATTGCAAGTCATACTTAATCGGATCAATTTGAGTGATGCCCAACACATACGCCACCAGAGACCCGGCGGCAGAGCCCCTACCTGTTCCGGTTAACATTAGTTCGTTGGCTACCTTTGCTATCGCATCCATTGTTAGAAAGTATTTTGAAAAGCCACGATCTTTAATCACATACAATTCTTTTTTAAGGCGACTAATGTAGACATCATTTTCAGTAAGGCCCCTTTGCCTTAGGCCCTCAATACACATTTTAGTAAGTGCCGCAATCGCGCTGACCCCCGGCGGGACTACAAAGTCAGGAAGCCGTACTTCGGTAGATGGCATAAAGTCATCGATCAGTTCATGAGCTATTCGATGTGTCTCGGTTATAGACCTCAAAATAATTTCATCATCGTACTCCTCGCCAGCCTCTTGCGAGTATTGTTGGTACGATTCCCACATCTGATCGCCATTTTTTGGATAAAGCTCGTAGCCGATCTCCTCGACGTTGTCGGGCAATTCGGCCCCTTCTGGGCGTCCCTTGCCTAACCAGCCAAGCCTTTTATATAGCTCACGGTCTTTCCAAGAATTGGGCCCAGGGTAGTGGCTATCAGCGGTGGATATCAGTTTTATACCATATTCTTCGTGCATCTTAATTATACACTTGTTTAGCCTATGTTGTTCTGGTACATTGTTCCATTGCAACTCCCCGTACCAGCGATCACCAAATATAGAAAGCATCTTCTCAGTCGTGGCTCTCATTGCAGCTAAGACGGCCTCTTCGCCATCCGCCATGTTCTCCCAGTAATCACCGGCATAAACTCCCCCAAGGCAGGCCGACGCAGCAATTATGCCCTCTGAATACTTACTGAGAAGATCATAGTCTATTCTCGGGTATCGATAGAAGTTTGTCGGCTTGTAACTTTGAGAAATAATCTTAAATAGGTTGCTCAGTCCCTCCTGGTTCTGGGCCAGCAAGATAAGGTGCCGCCTCCTGTTAAGGATATTGTCCATGGCCTTCTTCGAAGCCCCCTCATCTTCAATAGTCGTGCCACTTGTCTTATCTTTCTTTTTATTCTTGGCCTTCTGATTCCTAGAGTGCTCGTACTCAGCATGCCACTCTTCTAAAGAGGGTAGGAAATATGCCTCACAACCAAAAATAGGCTTAAATTCTTTGCCCTGCTCCCTCATCTTTTTGGCGTGCAGAACTTGATGTGCTAACCCATTCATATTACCATGGTCCGTTAAAGCTAACGCGGTGCTGCCATTGTTATAGGCAAAGTCCATATGCTCCTGTGGGTATCCGATTGCATCGAAAACTGAGCCTGCTACGCTATGTGCGTGCAGGCCCACAAATGGTATATTTGTTTTTGTTCTATCCATAAAACTACCCCCCTCTTTGTTCTATTAACTAGTGATGGTGCGCTCAACTGCTTCAAAAAATTTATTCACCGTCACTTGATGTTCTCGGGGAAACTCAAGTGCCATGAGATTGGCTCTCAGTCTACCAAGTTTACCCTCAAGCATCGAGTTCTTCTGGTTTAGTCTAGCAACCTCTTGTTCGAGATTGGCCAATTTAATATCTACTTCTTTCATTTTCATTTTAAACTCCTATTAGTTTCCATTTTTTATTAGGTAACAAGATACCCTTTGGTTTTTCAAGTTTATGTCCAAGAGACAAGAACTCACAATATTTGTCCCAACTGTCGATTGAGTTATACCAAGGCAAACTAACGACATTGGACTCTTCTACTTTAGCACGTTTAAAGACTTTGTCAAGGGTAAAGTTTCTAGCAGAGTATCTTTCGCTTGGTGGTAGTTTTTTGTGAGGCATTTTTCCCGGCTGTGGATTTTCATATAGTCCGGAGCCCTCTTGCCTTATAACTCTTCTGTATTCTAAGAAATCATCCTTATTCATGGTAAAAGATGTATATAGACCGTCTTTAACAGTTTGTCCCTCAAAGGAGAAAAAAAAGTTTTTATCTCCAAGAATCTCCTTCCGGTGTTTTCGAATTAGTTCTGGGTCGTACACCCCATACGGAAAGCTTATATAGTATTTCTTGGGGACGACCCACTTGCTTATACTAGAAGATATTTTAAAACAAGTTAGTGCGCCATGTAATATGCTCCACGATAAGCAATCACGCCTGTCTCTATCTTTTGGATGTATGGGCACATAAAAAACGGGTATGCTCCTCTTATATTGGGAGGCGATCCTGCTCTTCCTATTTGACCACACCGGGTCTTCCACCATTTCACCTACGCGGTGTCTTACGAGGGGAGTGATATCATCATTGCAAACTAGCCATATTGTATCACAACCCGCGTAAGCACATTCTATTACAGCCCTCTCCAACGCCAAATAGTCGGGCGACAATGGCATAAGCGAGTCGTGCCAGTCAAAATTAAAGCCCAGGTCTTGGCCTGACACAGGCACGACGCCGGCTATATGGGTATCTGATGACAAACCAACTCCCCAAGACTTATCGGATGTTTGGTATCTTGCATGCCCAAGATATCCGCCAGGTCATCCTCGACAAATAAAAATCTATCGTCGTATTCGTAGGTCCTTTTTGACATGTTGACAACACTTCTCTTGGCTGGCTCTATTTTTATAGCGTAGTATTTGTACTTATTCTTATTTCTTGGGTCTAAGCCATTTCTTTTGCCCTTGATGCCTGCTCTCTTCATCATCTCTAAAACTTTAAATTTTACCATAGTGCTAGAATAATCAAAATCTAAAACCTCGGCATCAGTTAAGTGAGAGACGGCAACTAAATCCTTATGATTTTTATTATCGCTTCTATCAGATGGATAAAAAATAACTTCTGACACAAAGTCACTGTCATCATGGATAAAATTAATATCGTGTCTACCACTAGACCTTACATTTAGCCAATCAATAACACGATTCTTTTCTTTGATCTCTGACATTATTCTTGGCAGCCCGTCTAAAGCAAAATCATCAAAAATAATAAGTTTTTCAAATTTAATTTTTATCGTGCTCCTTGGGGTCCTAGCTAGCAAAAAATCATCTTCAACTTTTAATCTATTCAACATATTTGGGAATAGCAGGAGCCCGGATAAGTTTAATATAAACATCAAAGCTTCCCAAGCCTGCCTTTTGTTTATTGCCGAAAGTGTGCTGCCGGGCAAATAATCAAACCTAGACGGGGCATCAGATTTTACAAAGAGGACTGGGAGTCCCATCTTATAGCTATAAATGAGGGCTCTAAGGCTACTGCCTATAACTAAACTTTTAATCGTTAAAGTTTTTATGGAGCCCTCCTTAAAAAATAAAAATCAATGTGGCTAGTGTGTTGTTTCCAATGTGTGCCAAAGTTGGGAGATATATGCTTTTACTGTTTAATCTAAGCCAACCAAAATATATGGATAATGGTAGAATACAGACAACATGCAAAAGTTCAATATGTGCCAAACAAAATAAAATAGTCGTAAGTAAATAGGCTAGTTTTTTGTTAAACACCCCTTCAATAAATTCCCAGAACAAACCTCTAAATATGTATTCCTCAGTTATAGGTGCAAACAGACACAAATAAATTATTAAAGAATAGTGTATCACATTATATTCTTCCATTCCCAGCAGTAATCCAATCGCACTTGCAGCCTCTGGCTTGTACGATGGAAACAAACTGATCAGAAAATTAAACATAAATGTGCCCATTAGGCCAACAGCACATCCGCCAGCTATGGCTATCGCTTGGTTTTTCATAACTACCCCCCCTGAATACATAAGTAAGTAGTTATGAAATCCCTATTTCAACAATGCCATTATATGGTTTCTCTCCACGAGGTGAAAAACATTACCTTCAATTTTAATTTCTCTAATAATATGTGAAGGCACGACCACAACATCACCATATTTATATTCCTGCTCTGGGTCTTTGACAATACTGGCTGCTTTATACTCATCGTCGGCGGGCTTAAAGCCCTCAGGCAACAAAATTAATTCATCTTTTTTTTCATTTTGAAATGGTAATTCGATGTGAATCCATTTTGATTTCGGCTCTATCTCCATTTTAAACTCCATTTGTGTACTTGTTTAAAAGATTCTCATTGAGAAAAAATTCCTCTTGTGTGAAAAAAGCTGTTGCCAATTCCCCACATTTTTTACACCTAAAACGAACAGCAACATGTTTTAGGGTAGATTCAACATGTGTAGTGGGTAGGTAATAATGTGTCCCACCCACGGCGCACGGACGATGCTGCTCATATTTTGGCAACAGGTAATTAAACTTCACGACACACCTCACTACATGATATATTAATTGATCTAATTTGTTAAGTCAAATAATTTTATCTTATTTCACAAGCGCCGCCGGCGCATGCCAATTCTCCTTGTAGGTCAGTGTCGTCTTGCATTTCAATTACGCCCGTAAGATCAACTTCGAGTAATAGTTTTAACATTTCATTATATGTTTCCTCGTCGCAATCTTCAAATGGTGCCTGTTTGTAAGTGTGGTCAGAGTGAGGAAGCACCGAGAGTCCGTTGTAGCTCTCTCTATTTTCCCACATCCATTCACCAACGTCTTTCCATTCATCATCCTTTATGGTAACAGTTGCACTCACATTGTGCGTATTTTGCCCTTTCCGGTGGCCCGTCTTAACCCATTCAGTGCTAACCCTCTTCACTCGGTTCAACAGGTCTAGCGCGGTCTCAGAGCGTGTGATGGCTGCCTCTGGAGCTTTCTGCGGCGCAGAGATAACTGCGGTGTCATGAGGGCGAAAAAACTCGTCCTCTACCAGCTCAGGATGTAGCTGCTTCAGGTACTGATAGATAGCTTCGTTTTTACCGACACGGATACGACGGATATAGTGGTCATTGTGCCACGCGTGAATTCCAGATGACGTGCCAAGCGTCAAAGATGTAGTTCCTGCTGGCTTGACGCACGTTGTTCGAGCGGCGGGGTTAATGCCGATTAGCTCTGCGACCCGCTTGTTCTCTTGTTTCACCATTTTAGCCGCCGCCTTCATATCCAATTTTAAAACATTGCCGGACGCAATACCAGTCATAGACACGCCGACAAGGCTATCCTTCTCTGTGTTACGCTGCCATATTGGACGAAGATAATGAAAGTCTGTGTAGGATGCTTGGAGCGTGCCAATAAAAGCAGCCGCCCTAACTCTCGCCTCGTACTCCTCTTGGGAGGTTACGTTAGAAACATTCACCTCTGTTAAATTACAGAATTGAAAGGGTCTCAACGCGATCTCGCAACATGGATTGGTCCCCCAGTCTTTGTCGAACGTAAAATAAAAGCCAGGCTCCCCTGCGCCGCTAGCTTTAACGCGGTCCCACAACTCCATAAAAAATTCCTTAGTCACAATATGCCGCATTAGCACGACAGAGTTGTTTGCCCGGCCACGTTGTGGATCCGTCTCCCACCAATTTCCAGACTTAGACGCGATCATTTCTCCATCATCTGCGGAAAAGAGAGAAATCAGGGCTGCACGACGAATACCACCCGCAAGCACAGCATCCGCTATGTGGCACACCATGTCGTGAACTTCAATAGGGCTCAGCTTGTCGCCGTTTTCTTTGGCATCAAGAATACCCCTTAGTTTAACAAGACACTCTCGAAGCGGCTGCGGGCCTGGGGCTTTGCCGCCAGAAGTCACTAGGCGGGCCCCTTTGGGTCGAATGTCAGAAAAATCAAAGCGCAGTTTAGATGTCCCCTTAAAGTAAGAGTTGATAAGCGCTTTTACGGCATCTGCCCACCCCTCAATTGAATCAGATACAAGATAACGATAAGTTCTTTTACCATTAGGTTTTAGAATAGCCGGCAACTGCTCAACATGGTGTTTTTGTACTGAGTAGCCAACACCCGTGCCGCCAAGAAGTAAAAACATGGCCTCACCAAAAGCACGAACATCATCTATCGGCATATATGCACAATTAAAAATTCTGTTTGGGGCCACCTCAATCGGCTTACCACCAAACTGCATCGACCTCATCGAAGGGAGAACCTTCTTGTCATAGACGAATTTATAGGCCGCATTAATCTCCTCCTCTAAGTCAGGAAACTTTTTAATATGCATTGCCTTGTTGCGGTCTGTGAGTTCCTCGAATGTCTCCCTACGGTATCTGTCGGCCATATACCTAGCGTACTTCATATACACTGTTATATCCGATAGTATTTTTGATGCCTTGTTCATGTTTTTCTACTCTCCTTAAATTTTTTCCATTTTTCTTTTAGCAACTCAGATTGATTTTTCGTATCCGTCGTCACTTCTGCATTCGTATTTAACGGCAACACATTAATGCTCACTCTACTAGTGTCCATGAATATTGGGAAAATCAGACCGTCCGGGCCATTCCGATTTTTAGCAACATAGATTCTACCAGAGTTTGCAGCTTTGTCCTCTACTGTTCTCGAAACAGAAAATATAAAGTCAGAAACAAAGCATTTAGAAAATGCCTCTGAGATTGACTCCATGGTGATAACTTCTGCGTTAAGTCCAGATCTATTCGTCTGTGATGCAGTCCACACCGGACAATTAAAATCCTGTGCTATCGCTCGCATCTCTTCGTAAATAGACTCCAACTCATTTCTTTTCTCTCTTTGATTGTTTATTGGTCGTAAAAGATCGCCGTAATCCACTATGACCATGTCAGGCTCAATTCCTTTCACTCGCAACTTCTCAAGATGGTTTCTAATCGTGTTTGTGGTAGCTGACTTAGTTGAATACTCTTTGACGATTAGAGACCCATCGAGGTCCTTGACCGACTCATAAATCATATCTTTAAAAGAGACAAGACTGTCTAAGGGAACCTTGGTTAAACAGCTATCGTACCTGTTGGCTATGATGGTATCGCCCAATTCTAAAGTATAGTGGACAACAGTTTTGCCGTGCTTTAGGGCACTCGCACCCAAGTGAACCAATACCATAGACTTGCCAGCGCCAGTTGGGGCGATAACAACACCCAATTCGCCCTTGCCAAGACCACCTCTACAAATAGTATTGATCTCGCTCCAGCCAGTAGTTACAGGATCCCTGTGTTTAAACTCAAACCTGCGCTCAAAATCCTTTAGATAGTCATAGCCGTGGTCCGGGCTCAGGCCCAAGGTGAGTGCATTGTTAATAATCTTAGAGATCTCGTCAAAAGAAGACGCTTGTAGTAAGTCAACAGACTTAAGCATCGCTTCTTTCAACTTTTGCTTTTTGCAAAACTCCAAAGAGGTTTCCTTAATGAACTCTGGGCCTTCGACCTCCGTAGACTGAACTCTAGCGAAGTAGTCCTTCAACTGAGTCAGCAGGGCCTCATTTTCGTGCTCCATTGACCTAATGATCGTGTTCATTGTTTTGTATGTTGGGTGAACCTTATATTTGGTTTTATAAGTTTCTATTTCCTCAACAAACAAACGCAAATAATTATACTCTAGAAAACTTAAATCCAAGACCTCAAACATCTGGTCTGAAAAGGGCCTATCCTGCAATAGTAGCTGGCATAGGCCCTCTTGGAAGCTCCTACCGAACTTGCCAAAATTGTCTCTGTTCTTCATGGTTATTTCCCCCGCATTCTAAATACTCTGTGTGCTTCTATTTGTCAATTATTTTTATGCTCAAAGATGATTTTTCTAAAAGTCCTATCCAGAGAACCATGGTTCCAATCACCAAAACCATCATAAAACATCATCTTAATAAATTCCATTCTGTTGTAAACCATTTCACAGTTGTCCATGATATAATTTACCTTACCGCAAGTTTGAGCCGACAGGGATGGAGCCGTAAGCTGCATCATTTTATAGTTCTTATCGATGACGCCAGGTTTGTTTATAATGTTGTTGTGTATGATTAATTTGTTCTCCACGCCAAGACAAAAGTCAATTAGCTCATCTATCGTATAGGACTTCTCTTCTGCGAGAAACGGGAACCTCTTCGCTACAGTTTTCAAACCTGCGCCACCGACACCTTTAATGCCATCGCTCCTGTCGCCTGAAAGGGCCCTAGCTAACACAAAATTATTCGGGTGTATAGAGTACCTATCGAGTATATCATTTTTATTGACTATTTCCTTTTGTGCTGGCCTATACACCACTGTCTTATTGTCGCAAAGCTGATAAAAGTCTTTGTCGCTGGAAACAATAATTTTTTGAAAATCCTTGAGTCTCCGGTTCTGGGATATAAAAGCTATCACATCATCAGCTTCCACATTCTCGTAACAGAACTGCCCTACTGGCATTAGGTTAAGGTATTCTATTAGCTGGGCTTGTTGCCAGAACTTATTATAAACCTCTTCCGACTCAGAAAGATTTCTAATCTCGCGGTTCAGCCTTAGGGGCTTCCTACCAGATTTATAATTTTTATCCAGTGTGCGGCGCTTTTTTGAGCCACCAGCACCATCCCAAACAAGAAATACTTTTGTAGGGCCAGTTTCACGACATATCTTTTGAAAGGTCTTTAAGAAGCCCTTGAGGCCGCCAATGGGGTTCCCGTTAAGCGAAACACTAGGGTCCACAATGTACGACCTCAAGTATAGATTCATACAATCTACAATTAGGGCTCTCATTTATTCATCTTCAGCGCCCTGGTTAACATCATAGAATGCCGTAGCATCGCCCTCGCGAGATGAAAACTTTTGTATGACCTCTTCATCCATAATTTCTAGGATGCGGGATCGAAATTTATCCTCTGCTAATAGCTCAAGCCACTTAGACGATTGGAATTTCTGCTCGCTTCCATCCTTATGTGTAAGAATGTACCACGCACCCTTTTGGTCAATGTGCTCAGAACTTTTGACAGCATCTAGCCAACTTTGTTCATCTTGAATAACCGCGTCCTCTGTGCCCCATAGGATCTTAAAAGCACACTCTCTGCCCTCAGTTCCAAAGCGCGACTTCTTAATCCTTGCCTTCACCTCGGACCCAATTCTATAACCCTTTTCGTCCATAATGTAAGACTTCTTAGCTCTTCTTGGATATAACCAGATACGCAAAGAATACGCATATGGTAATGCCTTACCGCCAGGTGTCACATGTGGGTTAAGAAGTATATCAGCAGTGTTGTTTGAAATATTTGTTTTAAGCTGGTTTAATGCCAAAATTGTACTATCTGCGTTAGCTAGTGGTATAACAAGCTTCTTCATGCCTTTAGACAAAACTCTTGCCTTTACAGCCATGGAGGACTGCGGATTGAAGTCGCCGTCCGCGTCGGACTTACAAGGGGTGTTCGCAACACTATCCCAGATGAAGAAAACCTTTTCCTCCTGGCTAATAATCTTTTCTACGGCCTCTAGGACAAACTCGACTGTCTCCGCCTGTACATAAATCAAGTCATCCAAGCACACGCCTGTTTTTTGCAGGAACTCTGAGTCAATCGCACTTTCAGAATCAAAATAGACCACTTTTAGGCCTTTCTTTTGTGCATTCGCTGCGATCTGGGCAGCCATATAACTCTTTCCGGTTGATTCAAGGCCTGCTATCTCAACAATCTTGCCCAGTGGGATACCGGCCAATTTGCCCTTACAAATTATCCCATCCAGCCATCTAGAGCCAGTTGAAACCCACTCTTTTACATCTGATGGGTTCTCATCTTTTAAAGAGAAGGCTACCTTAGAGCCAGACCCTTTGTTTAACATCTTTCTAATATCGTCGCTGGACAGGCCCCCGACTCTCACTTTTTGTTGTCTAGCCAATGTTCCTCCTATAAAATAAAAATTGAGACATCTGTAGCCCATGCCTCCCTGCGGCTGACGCCCTAATCACCGTTGAGGGTGATCGGCATCAATAGTATTCTTCACAGCTTCGTTGGCCTGATTCACTGCCGCTGCTTCGTTGGCCTTATCAACAAGACTTTCGACCTTGGTAGCTTCCACCACAATCTCTTGTGGGGTATGCTCCTTAGACTCTTCAACGAGTTCCGCGAGCGCTTCAGTGACGCCGTCGTCAGCATTCTCAGAGGAAGTATTACTTCCAAAGGCCCAAAGGCCCACAGCCAAAACGGCTGCTCCGAGCAAGAAAAACACACTCTTGTTTTCTTTAATGAATTCCATAATTATCCTCCTGTTCCAGTGCCCGTACCCGTGCCAGTAGTGGTCCCGGTGGTAGTACCAGTGGTGGTGCCAGTGGTAGTTCCGGTAGTAGTACCAGTAGTGGTTCCGGTAGTCGTGGTCCCAGTTGTAGTGGTCCCAGTCGTAGTAGTGGTTGGGTCGGTTACAGTAGTACTGGTCGTAGTGCTGGTTTCCACAGCGCTATCACCCGTATCCTTACCTTCCTCACCGTCACATCCGACCAGAAAGACTGTGGCGCTCATAAGAGCAACCCCGGCCAATGCACCGAAAACGTGATCACGATTAATAAACTCAAACATTATTCTTCTCCTTTATAATAATTAACGATGGGGCACCTGTAAACCCGTGCCCCCCTGCGGTGGTGTCCTAGTATTTACTGAGACATAAGCTCCGCAAACTTAGATTCTACGTCATTAGAGGTAGCGTTGGTAGCAGGACTGGAGGAAGCGTCATCTCCGTACTTCACCATCTCCTCTTTTTCGCCCTCATCCTTAAGGTAGTTGTCCAAAATTTGTCCAACCTCCTCGGGGGTCTTTCGCTCAAAGGCGGTGTCGTAGTCAGGGACACCCTCAATCCAGTCATTAATCTGGGCTGGATCTTGTGACGCCGGAGAACCAATGGTCATTTGGCCATCCGTGTTTGGCGAAAACGATGGGACAGGCAAAATATCCGTCATTGGGAACTGTGCGCCCGGCGGTTTGCCATAAGTGATCTTGAGGTCAAGACCCTTGTGAACATCTGTGACATCCCCGTATTCCTTGCTCATGCAAATTTTAACGAGTGTCTCATAGGCTTTCTTGCCGTAACCCCACAAGCGAACACCTTTGTCTTCTTCACCTCGAACAATAACAGGGGTAAAAAAGCGTTGCTTAGCCATCAGCTTCTTTGCCATCTTAATACTGTCCTCCGTGGCCTCGTCAAACAAGCCTCGCACAAAATCATTCAGAGGATCATTTTCCTCGAAGTTTCTGTAGGGAGACAGGAACCCGCCTCTCGTGATGCCATAATGAAACCAATACGGCTTGAAGGGGTCTCCATCCTTCGTAGGAATAATTCTAATAATCTGTTCGCCATCCTTTGGCTTCCAAAAAATAGAATCACCCTTTTTGTTCATGACCTTATCGTAGGTCTTTCTAAGTTTATCAAAATCAATACCCATTTTTTTCTCCTTTTTATTTTTGGGTTAATTACCCTATAGTAAAAACTTAAAGAAAATATCTCCAAGCTTTTCTAGCGACAATCTAACACGAGGTTAGATACTGTCAAACGTTTTTGTGAAACTTTCTTCGGCAGCTTCACACAAAGGTTCACCAACAGCGGATCCCCAATCAAAAATTCTAAAATTATTTTTGTCCAAATCCCAAACTAGCTCCTTTCCCTCTTTCAAGGTAGAGCTTTTACCTGTATTCTTAATCTTACCCGCCAAGAAGGTTTTTGGAAGATCGGGAACCCTCACAAAGCGCATAGTCCTCACATCGCCGTTTGTTTTTATAAAAGTGCCAGTGTAAATATTCATTTTAACTCCATTCCTGAACTTTGTTTGTATACCAAACCGAGTATACATAGTCATCTTCATAATTTGTTGCATAGACGCCAAATGAGACATTAATCTCATCAGAAGAAGCCTCAGCCTTCATCTGCGAAGAGACGACATCTATAAGGTCTTGGTCCTCATTGAGTTTTTTATTATTTATGCAATAGAAGTATCTCTTATGTCTTGGAAAGTCCAAGTCAAACATCATCTTATTCTCTGAACTTTCCATTTGATACAAACCGACCGTCCCTATCCTACAAGAGTCCGGGACCTTCAGCTTGTTCTCGTATATGGCACCAATGTGGTGATATACATTGGTCATGTGAATTGTTGATACAATGAATTCATTAATCTTTTCAAAAAAGTTCATTATAGAAATTTTATTCATGGCCTTCTGAACCATGGCGTTGTCTACAATCAGCATCCTGTTAAAGATACCGGACCTTGTATATTCTTGTAATACTCCAAATACCGCTCTGCCAAGCTTCTTCTTCTTTTCAGATAACAGGGTCGGGTCGGGTCTAATAAATAAAATCGTTATTTTTTTGTCCTTTATCTGCTCTAGAAGGGCTAAGGACATCCCCGAAATTTTTCCAGAGCCGGTTACTATAAAAAGCACCTCGTCATTAAGCTTCTTAAAAAGCTTTTTAAAACTAGGAGTGTTCGCCTCATACTTCTCAGGGCTGTCCTGTTCGGGGATGCTAAAACAATTGATGTTCTTCTCGGAAACCTCTTCACAGTCAGTATCCACCTTATAAATGTTCCCATATTGCGGGTACTGCGAGAAAGCCTGTGCTATCTTGCATGCCGGTGTTCCTAAGCCAATAATATCCATTATTCTTCACTCCCCAATAACCACGAAGACGACTGTACTTTGTCCCCGAGGTTATCTATTAACTCGATTCCCAATTTTTTGCAAACTTCTCTTTCTGGGATTGAGTCGTTTGTCTGATCGCCGCCGTTAGCAAACGCTAATGTAAACATCCTGGTTAAAGCGTGCTGTTGGTATAAATTGTGTACAAACCGAATGGTTTCCCTGACCGTTGTGTCTTTATCAATAGATACTAGCGCGACGTCTACAACTTTAAGTGCTTTTACGATTGTAAGTCTTTCTTGTTCGTCCATGAATTCTTTTGAACCTTTCAGGTCTCTCTGGAGGTCTGAGTTGACGATCACGCACAGCTTATCACCGCGAGCCTTCGCATTATTAAAATATTCTATGTGACCCTTGTGTAGTGGGTTAAAATAACCAGATACGATTATCGTTTTCATGTTTTATTCTCCATACTACCGAAGTTATTACCAATGGACACATTAGTCAAAAATTCTGTGTCATTAAACATAGAGAATTCTTGTTTTAAGGCTGCCAACAAACCCATCTCCTCTTTCGCCATGTCCACAACCACCGAATCATGAATCGTAAACGCGATGTGTGATTTTTTATCCTTTAAAAGCTTATATAGTTTTACCATTTGCCTCAAGACAATATCAGCGGCGGTACTTTGTATGAGATATGATGTGGCGTGAAACTTATCAGACTCTATCTCTCTACCAAAAGGATTCACAATCTGTGTGCCGGTCCAATATTGGTCCAATATTCTTCCCCTGCTGTATACCGCTTCCGACAACGAATCTTTTGAGTCAATGTTATACAACCAAGCAAATATTCTCCTCTTGGCCTCCTCTCTGCTCAATGAAGAGCCATAAACATTTTTAACATTCCATTTGTGAATATCTTGGTCGGGCTGTGCCTTCCCAGACAAATATAGCAAGACCCGCAACTCGAAGGCGTTATAATCAAACTCTACAAAATAATCGTTGTTTGGTTTTATATATTTTCGCAAGTTCTTGTGCATATTAAGTATTGGGAACGTGTCCGAGTTGGTGGCTAGGCGTCCGGTTTTTGTGCCAAATATATTGTAGTCGCAGTAAACTCGGCCACCGCTCACCCTCTTTAGAAAGTTTTTAGTTTTTAAATCATAGCTATTTCTTCTAAGAGTCGTCATGTCTACATTTAACTTCTGGTATTTGATCTCTTTTGTGATAAGATCCAAGTCATGCAGAAAATCATAGTTATGAGGCCTTTCGAACTCTTCAAACACTCTTTTTGTAATTTCATTTTTTATATCGTAGAAGTCTAGCAAGAATCTTTCGGGGACCAAATCATAAAAGCAATTAGCGTTTAAATCAACTTTAGATAGGATGAACGACTTTAGAAAAGCCTTAAGCCTGCTAGTCGCAAGACCCCAGTCCTTCTTTAAATCTTCAGGGCACGCCTGATCGATTCGCTTGCCGCAATATAGATCAGCACACTCGATCTTATGACCGTCTACCGATAAAGGGTGAGACCATGTCCGTGTGAGCCCCTGTGGAAGCGGGCCATAAATAATTGACTTGTTGTAATAATAGCCTCGACATTCTTTTTTATCATCAAATGCTTGGAAATACAAGACGCCCCCATGCTAGTATTGTGTCTCGCGACTCAGCGGTATGGAATTTAGTAACACATTGTCTAGCTCCCGTCTAGAAATTTCCACACCTTCTTCGAGTTCTGCTTTCGCATACACATAGGCATTATAGCCGCCAGTATCGTTAAGGAAACCTATAAAACATCTGCCGATGTACCGCAAAGCGCCAGGGTAGTCTCCCTTGGCTAGAAACCCTCCGAAGTTCCTTGACAGGTTTGACATAAACGCTTTGGTATAACGATTTTGGCACTCAATGTTCCTTATTTTAATATATCTATCCAGCCAATACTTTTGCTTTTCCAAAGTAGTCGGAGCATAATCTTCAAACTTGACCCTTGGCCTTTCTTTGAAAGTTGTCACTTTGTTTCTACCCTCACCCGTAACTTCTTTTAGGTTCGGCCTAGCATTGACGAATCTGTTGTAGAACTTGATGCAATATTTAATGAACACATCGATATCCTCTGCGTGCGCCAATCCATAATAGTCCTCAAAGACAAGATCGCTATCTGTATCATATTTTTTCATATAGTTCTCCATCTCCACGGATCCTATATTGGCCACCAATCTAAAAGGCAGGTTTTTATCAATCAAAAACCCATATTTAGTCGCACAAAGTTCAAAAAAGTTGAAGTTTGGGCTGTCAATTATTTCAGCTATCTTTTCTGAGTCTTTGTCGTAGCTGATATCGGCTATTTCAACATGTAGCCCACTAACCAGGGGGGTACAATACTTGCTAGTTAAAAAGCCTGTGCGGGTGAATGGAATGCCGATTAAGTTTTCCTCCAGATATGACATGAGCGAGTCAACAAAGTCTTCAAAGTTTTTTATCTTATTCTCCAGGGATCTCGCTAAAATATAGTTATTAAGAAAATCCTTTCGGAAAGGTAAAACATGTTGATTGTAAAGAACATTTAAATCTACCCAAGATTTTTTTGCGCTCAAATCACTTAAATACGGATCTTCATCACTAATTCGCCTAAGGTTAGTGTGTTTATCAAATTCTTTTTTCATGTCCGCAAAAGCATCGCACACAAAGTCTAAGGCCACCGGAGAATTGTTTTGACTTGGCACCAGAGACTTCAATCTATCGCGTGGTGCTATAATGGGCCTGTGATCTCTGTCTATCCTACCATAGTAAAGATTCTCTATAAACCAAAAATCTCTTAGTAAACCAGGATACCCCTCGTCTGCGGCTGCGCTATACGCCTTGCCGGCAAACTTCGACCTGGAATTGAATACCTCGCGGGCACCAGAAGAGTTGCTACCCTTAAAAAACCTTTCTCTAGCCATTTCTAACTTCCTCCCCTGTAGCCGGTTTAGTTGTGTTTGGATCACTGCCTATCTCATCATCAGCTATGATAAAGGTTTCCTCTCTCCACCCCTCATGACGACAGTTTATTGTAGTCTCAAAAGAGTCTTTTGTGATTGTGGAGCTAACTCCCGTAATAAGATGGTAGCCACCGAGACCCATCATATTCGCGTAACTTTTTAATTGTCCGTACTCCGTTCCCTGAAACGGGCTGCCTAATCTGTCGGAACCTAAACCCATAGGATTTAGATAAATTCTAGTGCCAGGGACGAATAGCCCATTACCTATTAAGTTTATGTCCACATTATAAACATCAGAAAGTTGCGCCTCCGGGTTCATGTCCGCCTGAGTGAACCTAAGGGCCCTGATGCCCTGCACTTGCGTTTTTGAGAAGGTTGCGTTTTTAACTATTCCATCTGATTGCCCAAGCGTGAGATGATATCTTCCTTCTTCATAATCTTTATTGTATCGAGCCAGATCATCAAGTTTAGGATCTATTTTTAAATTAGGTGAATTAACTGGATATATGATGACGTAATTATAAGTTTCTTCCGATGAAACATTTGGGTCTATTCTTGGAAAAAGTAACTTAGACGAACCATCTATGTCGCTCTTAAATTGACCAAGGTCAATCCTGCCGTCTTTCGAGCGATATTTCAATAGCGAGTCTTTCTTATCTTCGCCCTCAGCCAAGCCTCTAATCTGAGACGTGTCGAAGGTTGTGCCCACTGTCCCATCTCCGCATGCGGGACCTAAAGACTCAAAAACTAGATCATTTATTACCTCTCTAATAAAAGTAAAAAGGGGGTAGGTCTCCTGCTGTGTGTTTACAATTTTGTCTCTCATAAAAGAAGAAAACAATTCCACAGAAACGGGAATATCTGCTAAATTAGCGTTCCTAACCTCGTTGGTTTCAAGATCACGGTACTCAAAAGTAGGGGTAATAAGCCTTACCCTATCCAAGTCATTATTATTTTCCAGTGCTGCATCAAAAGCCGCTGAAAGCAAATCACCTAGAAAAAAGAATGTTATGTTCCTAGTTCCCGCCTGCATTATATCCTCTGGTGGTACGAGGGTTTCGTCGTCCTTGGATTTTTTAAGAAAAAATTGCTCCGACGTGGCGTTCTTCCCCAGTTTTCTAGACTCAAGAGGGGGATAAAGTTTAACAGTTTTTTTGACCTCCTTCAGTCTCCCGTTTACTACCTCCTGGGTGGTTATTTCGACATCTTCAGCGGGTCCGAGCGTTACACAATAGATATTTGTTTTTCTTTTTGACTGATCTTTGGGAAACATCAAGCGATTGAGTAAAGACTTATATGATTCAACTTTTACTTGTCTAATTTTATCCGCCCTCGACTTCTTTATCTCTTCAATAATTTCAGCATTTTGCTCCGCTAAATCAGGGTCGTTTTTAGCCTGCTCGTCTGCAAAAGCTAACATATCTGATTCTTCACTGTCCTCAATGATTCCACGAACAGCGGGAGAGGTCATAACGTTGGCACTAGGGTGGAAACCAGAAGTTTCAGCATAAGGTCTAAGAGTGAGTGTGAGTCTTACCGAGCCGTCGTCATTAATATCGTATACATGATCAACAAGACCTAGATCAAAAGTTTCAACCATATTTTTTAAAGCATTGTCAAGCTCTTTTGTGGTTACGGTACCACCAGGTGAAGTTGCCCAGCCAGCCGATATTTTAGTTCTAAAAAATTCTGGGTTGTTAGCTAGGCGGTCTTCGCCTGCCTTGACAGTTATGGGTTGCCTCACAACGAGATCAATAATCCTATAAGTCCGTGGTTGGCCAGTAGAGTCAACGCCAGTCCTGTCTTTTAGAAGCTCATTAAAGTTTTGTGCGTATATTACTAAAGTTGCCTCTAGATCTTTGTGGGCAGTAAATGCATTCTGGCCGATGTACGTCCAAGAAAAGGATTCTATGCCTACGCCTATGCCCCTCTGGAGACTACTATCAAGCATAGATTGTAAGTCCAAGGTTGGGTCTATAAAGTTTGGAAATTTTATTTCAAGTTCTGCATCGGGCTCATAATATTGTTTGTGGAGTCTTATAAAAGGCATCAACTGAGATAATTCGTGGGTTTTGACACTTAAAAAAGTGCTGACACCATCTTTTAATGTCATCTTAGACATTATTGTCGATGGGTTACCTGACAACATATGTATTCTTTCGCCTAAGCGTTGCCCGTCTGGTCTCTGGGATGCGAAGAAGTCCATATTGCGAACAAGCCAACACTGATCGTAGGTATCCTCAGGACAATCACCCACTTCTTCTTGATCCTCATCCTTGGGACTGGGGGGCTTGGTGGCCAGAATAGCCTTTCCTTCGGGCGAGTTTGGGTCGACTGTACCCGTAAAGGCCCCCTCGGGAGCAGCCGTGATCTCTAACTCATTCTTTTCTGGATCAAAGGAATATTGATACTCGCTACCGTCCGACCAAGTTTCAACAGTATTCTCTGTCTCTGCTGGGGTCGGGGTTTCTGGTTGCGGTGCCGTATCTTGGGGGGTTATTTCGTCAGCCATTATTTAAACTCCGTAATAACTCAAAGCCTTCTCTAAGGGTATTGGTACATATATCAGGTCACCAAAATTAACATGCGCCTCGGTTGGCTTCTTATTGAACCAGGCTATAACCCACCAAAGGGAAGAGTCGCCATAATATAATTGAGCCAATTTATAATATCTGTCCCCTTCCGACCAAACATGGGGCACTTTTTCCAATGACGCAATTTGGGCTTTTGTCAATCGTCTGAACTTGGGCAATGCGTATTGACGCACAAAATTTTTGCCTCGGTTCTCAAGGGCTTCCTCATAAATGGGCTCTTTGTTTCTTATTATTTTGTTTCTTCTATATCTCATGAGTCTAGGGCTCCATCGGTTTCAGTATTGGAAACAATTTCTTCAGTGGAGCCCTTTTTTGCACCGCCTGTGCTACCTAATTGTAAACCCGCAGGTGGTGACAGGGCTCGGCTCCACGGAAAGTTTTGACCGCCCATCCACTGTGGTGCGGTGGTGTGTTTTTTGCTAGCCCGATAATCTTGCTTGCCCGCCTTGTCTACTTGTCTTTGGGTTCCCTCTCCGCTCGCCAGATCGTCCATAGCAGCCTGAGTTTTGTCCCAGGAGAATTCGCCAGCAGACTGCCAACCGAGAGGATGCTGGTGAAGAACATTGTAATTGATATTTAAGTCTATAACTTTGGGGTAGAGCCTCGTGTCGGGGTCCAAAAAACCAGAGTCGAGGTTTGGAGTCCAAGTCAAGCTAGTTATAACCCCCAATAAACCAGTTGTTGCAGCACTTGCGCCATACGTCTGGTTGCCATCGTAGATCAAATTTGAAAATCTAAGCTTAATCAGAGGAGCCTTTGATATTGTAGAGGCATTCCCCACATCAGTATACTGTGGATATAGCATTCTTGCAAGCGTGGAGCACTTAGCCATATTATTTTCTGCGCTAGTTTGCCCGTCGAGGCTAAATGCCACGACCTCCCATGACAGCGACAAGGAACGCTGTGTGCCTTGAAAGTTTTGTATGGGATCACCCCTACCAAAAACAGAGACGGGTGTCCAGTTGGAAGTATAGGTCTCATTATAGGTTTTCAAGATGGCCTGGAAGTTAACGGACGTCATTGACGGGACATGGTAAAACTCAAGTTTTTGCCCCTTTGACTCTAATATATTTCCCGGATCGTAAGCACCACCATTCGTAATCTTATCTAATAAAGTGTCTGACATCTATCATTATCCCCCTAATCCAATTTTGCTCATTACAACGTTTGCGATCTGACCGTCTAATAGGCTAAGGAAGCCTCTCCCATCTATTTTTAGTTGTAGATTTTCTACGGTAATCGGAGCGCCCGCAGGAGTGCCTGTCAAGGCGGGAACAGCCGCAGCAGCAGCGGCCCCGGCAGCCCCAGCGGTTGGAGCGGAGAACATCTCTATTTTCCTGGCTTCGGTTTCGAACTCTCTCATAAGTTCCAACGACGCAAACAAGTTTTCCCGCACACTGTCACTAAACTCAACGGCATAACCCACTGCTTGATCCTTTAACCCACGAAGACCATCCGCTCCTTCCTGACCAAGTTTTGCAAAAAATTCTGCGTTCTCTTCTGCCATGGGACCATACACATTTTCAGTAATTTCTAAGGCAAATTCTTTTGCCACTTCACGCACAGGTGTGATAAATTGGGAGGCTCCCACTGCTGCTTGGTCTTTCAAAATATTAATTTGATCCGCTGTGGTCCTGCCAAACTTTGTTGCCCCCTCTAGCTCTTCAAGGCTAGTAGAAGCAGCCGTTGCATTTTTAGCAAACTCCTCGCCGGATTCAGACATCAACTTATTGAAATCAAGGACAGACATCCCCATCCTTTCAGCGAGTGTGCTTCTGAAATAATATGCTTGTGTTTCGCCCATAGCAGAGATTTTTTCTTGGGTAAACCCGGCATCCTCAACCGCGCTTCTTATTTTTAACATACGCTCCGTGGGATCAACCGTCATCATCATATCAATAGTGTCAAGATATGTGCCCCCCAAGAGTGCGTTAAGCTCCTGTACTTTATCCGCAGCGCCTGTGAAAGTATCGAATTGGGCTGTGACATTGACCATGTTCTCCATCGAAACACCAGATCTTCTAGACTCAGCCGCCAACCTTCTAAAGTGATGAACGCCTTGATCCCCAAAAACAGCAAATTTATCCGCATTTCTAGTGAATTGCGAGGTAAGTTCACTAGCTTCCATGCCCATTTCAGCCGCCATAGCAACCATGTTTGGGAACGTTTCGCGTGCAGCTTCGTCGGACATGCCCATGCCCCTAGTCATCATCTCAAAGCCTTCTGCCGTAGCGAATTGGCTCACACCAAACTTTTCTAAAACTATCATAGTGTCAACTAGCGCATCCTGCTGGTCGCCACTCATTCTAGTAAATTCGGTGGTATTCCTTAGGACCGCTTGTAGGGCTGTAGATGAATCTCGCAGTGTACCGCCAAACTGGACGTTTCTAACAAAGCCCTCTGACAAAGCCTGATTGAAATTACCCAACTGCCCAGTCAATTTATTAAAACTAGCTTGGGTTTCTTCTGTGTTCACGCTCAGTTCAAGCGATCTATCAGCGACCGAAAGCAATCTCTCAGCGACAACCCTAGAAACCTCGTCTAGTCCTTCGAGCAGCCTCCTGGATTGCGCGAAATTTGAGAACGCCGCGCTCGACTTATTGAGCCCAAGGAAAGCTTCGGATAATTCAACAGTCGCATCTGTTAAAGACTTTACCGACTGGGTGCTCTTCGTGGTGTCAGCGATAATACTAGGCTCAGGGCCCAGAATTTTAACTATTTCTTTAGCTTGCTCTTCAGTATAGCCTAGCTCACTGACTAGTCTATCTATAGTTTCTTGTTTGGTTGCCATCGACTAAACCTCACACCAGAGGCCACTTGGCCTCAAGAACTCGCTCAAGATCATCAATCTTGGACTGCAACTCAGCTTTTGTTTTGGTGGCCATAAGGGAGTCTTCCCCTTGCTGGTCTATCATTTCTAGATATTTCTTTTCGGCAGCCATAACCAAAGCGAACTTAGCTATTTGATTCTTTGTGCCTTTGATTTTTACCTTATCAAGGGACATACCTTCACCAATCATAGATTCTACAAGTATGGAACGTATGCCGTTTTCAAACTGTGCTTCATTGGGGTTATTTAGATCAATATACATGAGTGCGCTCCTATAAGTTCATATTATAATTAGTATACAGCCGCAAAATAGCATACAAACTTTCTATTCGCGTCTTAAGTGCTGGACTGCTTGGTACGGGGCCTGCGAGGAGGAAGATTTTTGTGCCTTTTTCCTAGCCTCTGCCTCCATTTCCTTTTCTTTCACCAACCTCTTCATAAACCATCTTCTAATCTGTGTTGGCAACGAATAGGCCTCATGAAAATTCCAATTTCCGTGATATTTGAGCATAAAAAATTCTTCGTAAAGAACTTCGGAATACTTAGAGTCTAGGCCAAAAAAAGTCTACGGTGAGCGGCACCTCCATGGGCGCTCTATGGTTGCAATTAGTGCAGGTAAACTCTTGTGTTAGGTCAATATTGGGCACAACTTTGCTGTACATACCGCGAAGGTACCTAGAGTCCAAAACTGGCATCTGATCTACAAATTTTTCTATGTCTCCGCGTATGGTCGATCCGTTAATTGAAGCTATAATGATCTTTAGTCTATCAGTCAGCGGAGTTTCGGGGAGATTGTTGTCTTTTTTACTGTTATTAAGCCTAGTCAGATATTGCTCGTCTTTACCATCCAAAAGGCGAACCTCTGTTCTAACTTTGGACACTGGCAATTCGAACACAAAAGTATTTTGCTCAGTTTGTTCTACCTCAGGAATATCCAAATCATCTATGGATACATTTTTTGTTTTGCTTAAGTTAAACGCGTACTCCGATCTAGTGGAACACGCTGGACATGTTACGTTAGCAAGATACTCCTCGCCAAAACCAGTTATGCGTGCTGCAACCATAAGCGCATTCTTATCGCCAATCAACATATCGCTGGGGACCAGGGCTTTGTTGATAAGGAGGCTCTGTAGCATTCTATCTACCGCGACACCTTTTTGCAAAAGACTAATCGAAGACAAAATGTCCTCTTCTTTCGCCGTCATATATTTTATTTCAACACTCTCTACGCCATGAAGCGGGTGGTCCTCACTGTAATACTTGCCTTTAGACGGTAGTTCCACAAACGTGGTTGGCAAAGTAAAATTAAAGGAATCGTTTTGCTTCTTAGGTGGCTGTAAATCAAGATTAGGAGCAGAAACTCTCGAACTATTATCTCTAGACAATTATCACCTCAATAAATATTATAACAAGAAAATACTATAGTGTCAAGCTCTAAACACTATCTGCCCAGTATTTTCTAGAGGGAGCACCTCTGCTTGTTGGGCCTTGTGCCGACTCTTGGCCAGGTCCAACTTCAATAGACGCCCAGTCATAGGTAAACGTAATAGTGACTTCGGTCATGCTGTCGCCATCGTAACCAAGGTCACCATACTTAACATTAGTAATAAACGGATTGTTAAGCGACCAAGTCTCAATAGCGTTACCTGCGGAGTCAATCTGCTCAATTACAACCCCTTGGAGGGCCGCCACAGCGTTAACCTTAGAAATCGTAGTGGTGTCATTGACATTAGCAGGTGGCTGGTAGCCAGACTCATAAATGATTCTAGACAAGTTGATCGATGCGTCCGGACTAACCGGGTCTACAAGGGTAATGTCAACATTGTTCCACTTTGCCCTACCTGGATACTTAAAAGTGTGGTTGAGGAACTGATGTTCCGTGGTTGTGATTTCAATCGCTGGCTTTGTAGCCTTTTTGGCATACCAGGTCGCTCCATCAGGCATGGAACCAATGCGGACCAAAAATCTATATTGTCTTTTTGGCTCGCGGTCCATCGCGGATGTCCAAAAACCTGCTGAACTTGCCATTGTCTATGTCTCCCTTTAGTGCTCAATAATAATTAGTTGCTAAAACAAATTTGTTCTTCTTAAATGTCCAAGGCCCTGTCGTCTTTCATATCGCCCGAATCAGAATGATATCTTTCAATCTCATCCATGAGCGAACCAAAGAACTCAAGTAGCTCTGTGTTTTTCTCTAGTTTTCCCACAATGTCTTCGTTATACTCGTATCGATCTTCCTCGCTAAGAGTCATACCCTTTGCTTCAAAGGCATCAAGTATGGCAGAAGCGATAAACTTAGAAGTGGACCCCATCTCGGCTTGTCTGGCTGCGTGATACGCAAACCCGGCCTCCTGTATACGGCCCACCTCTTCTTTAATAATACTCTTTATTCTTTCTTTTGTAAGTTTAAGTTTCATATTAGTCCTCGAAAGCCGCGCCAGTTCTTGTAATCACAAAGTCGATTGCGATAAACTCAATCGATCTCGCTGGCTTGAGGAAAATCTTAGCGTACAAGATGTTACGATCAACCAAGTCAGGAGTTGTGGTCGTCTCATCGAGAACAACTTTAAACTCAGTCAGGCCAAGTCTTGATTTAACAGAACCAAGGAAAGGCTCAACTTGTGACTTAAATCTTTGCCACGTCGCTCTCACGTTCTGGTCGAACAGGATGCGCGAGGCAATGAACGAAATTCTCTTCTTGAGGAATATGAGAAGTCTACGAACATTGATTCTATCAAGGGCCGAGGGCGTAACTTGAAGTGTCTTCTGTCCGAAGATGACTATTCCCTCATTCGGGAAAGAAGCAATCGGGTTAATATTAGCAGCATACAGCGTGTCCCGATCCTTCTTGGTGAGCCTTTCGGTGACTCCAGTGACCGCAAGGCCAGCATTGCCTTCGGAAAGTCCGCCTCTTGTAAAGCCAGCAGGAGCGAACCAAAGCTCAGATTTAGCTTGCGATGAACCAAACGTGCCCAGTGCTACCACAGAAGGTGGCACCCAAAGGATTGCGCCATTTAGTGAATCTCTCACCTGGACCCAAGGGTAATATGTGCAAGCATAGCTAGAATTAATATTTCTACTTTTGAGTTGCTTCGCAGCCGTGTCAACGTTGCCAACTCTGTTAGAGAAAGACTCGGTGCTTTCAGTTTTTGGCGTATAAACATCCTCGATGTCTATGACTGCCATCGCATCACCACGACTCTCAGCAGTTGAAATCATGAACTCGGTCAATTTCTGGTTAGTGACGCCAGGAGCAGCGATCATGTTACAATCAACAACTTCTGGATCTGCAACCGCCTTAATGCCTCTCCTAACAGAGTAGTATGCATAATTATTCTGTTCAGTTGCGGCTGAGGTCATGACGTGATTACCAAACGGCTCTTTTTCTGTGATATCCAAGCCGTCGTATCCGCCATAGAATGGGCTAGTGAAGCTGTTATATCCAAGTTCAAGGATAGCCGAAGACGATCCGTGGACCTGCGACATTGCAACACCCCGCACACGCGAGCCTGAGGCCCAGAATGCTTCAGCACCCGAGGATCCGGTAGTAACGTCGTCAAGCGAGAACACCCACTGGAACTCCAAGCCAGACTCCACATCCCAAGTGTTAGTAGCGCTCGGGAAGCCAATGTTTAAGGCATCAGGCTCCGGCATCGCTCTGAGGTAGTCTGGGTAGCCTTCGTCGTAGGTGGTGCCAGTAGCGGTTCTGGTGGTTATAAGTCCGAAGTAAGTGTCTCTTGGGTCGC